ACGGCTGTGCGCCTTGACCTCAACGACGTACACGCCGATGCCGTCGCCGGGCGAGTTCGGCATGATCGGAACCACCGTTCCGCCACCGTCCGTGATGCTGGTGGCCGCGGTCGCGGCAGTGCCTACGGTGATGATGAGCCGGTCAAGATAGTCGCCTGCCTGCCCGCCGGTGCCATGTACCGCGGTCTCCACTTCCACGAAATCGGTCAGGGAAGCGAGAAGAGCCTCGTCGCTTTCGCCCCCGGCGGCGACGGAGATGGTGCTCAGCGTGCCGGTCGACGAACTAGTGACCTTGACGTTCCCGCCCACGATCGCCGACGTAGCCCCGCTGAGATCGGCGTCGATCTCCGTGAGGAGATCCGTGTACGTCTGCGCGGCCGACCCAACGACTTCTACCGTGTTGGCCACGCCATCGATAGTGATGATGCAGCCGTAGGTCGTCGTGTCGTTTGCGAGACCCGTCGCCGAACCCCCGGCTATCTCGCCGCCTACGTCGATGACCTGCGAGCCAGCAGCGTACGACGCGGTCCCGAGAACCTGTTTGGTTTGGCTCGCGGCGACGGTTTCATAGGACGAATTATTCATTGTGATATTTCCTCTTTCGTGAAGTCTTCTAGACCTAGCGCCTCGATCGGGTCGCCGCGGAACACCTTCATACCTACATGCCCCAGCTTGACGCTAGGGTCGAGCCACACGTCGAATCCGGCGGCGCGGATGTCCTCGAAGAACGCGATGTCTTCGCCGCGGGGCTCGCCGTTCTCATTCCGATCAACCCGGAAGACGTCGCGGTATCGGTAGCCGTTGAGTTTGTGTTCCATCCACGGCTTACTCTCCGCCACCGCCTCTACGACCTTGCGCTTCATCAGCGTGAACCCGATGGCGAAGCTCTTCATCTGCACGCAGCCCAGGCCGTTCACATTGAACTCACCTTCCTTCTCCTCGATCGCGTTGAGGCAGAACCGCGCTATGCCGTCAGTCTTGAACGGGTAGGTGGCTCCCACCACGTCTAGCACGGCGCCGAATCCGAGCAGCCTGATGAAGTCGTCCGGCGCCCACACGATGTCCGAGTCGATCCAGAACAGGTGCGTGCAGTCGCTCTTGAGAAACTCGTGCACGATGCCGGAGCGCGCCCACTGCACGATCGAGCTGCCCATCGGGGATTCGAGCTTGAACTTGACGCCTTCCTTATCGAGTACGCGAATGGTGCTGATGAGGGAAGTGGCTGTCGGCCAGGGGACGCTGCCGCTGCCGACCGGCATGCCGATCATCACGGATGGCGGCTTCACGGAGCCTCCCGATCAGGACGGGAGTACGTCTTGTGCCCGTCGCGGTAGAGCATCCGACCCTCTTCCGCTCGCCAGTCGCTCGCGGCTTCGCAGTCCCGGTACTTGGCGAACCACGGCCCGCCGAGCGTAAAGTGAACGATCTTCGCGTCGGGGTTCGGCGCGTACTCGCCCACCAGATGATTCCACGTCCGATCCAGCTCCCCGATCTGTTCCTCGGCCAGCCACGCGAACTGGTGCAAGTCAAGCCCGCTCGCCTCGTTCACGTAGGCTGGCGTCAGGGCGCGACACTGCTCGTTGTCGAACAACATCACGCTCGACCAGTTTTTCTTCGCGTATGCCGTCTGCTGTTGCTTGAGGAACTTGTCCTCCAGCCTCGGATGGTAGGCGTGCTTCACCACACTCACCGCCGCGCCCGGCGTGCCGCGCATCTGCGCGAGGTCCGCGCGCACGAGCATGTCGCAGTCCATGAACACGGCCGAGCCTTCGTAGTCACACAGCCACGGCACGAGAAATCTGCTGAACGCGAACTCGGTTGACTGCTTCGGGTCACGCTTTCTCGTCATCGGTAGCTGCGATAACTTGAGCGGCGTAACCGACACCGGCACGCTCGCGTGGCGCAGAATCGAGTGCGCAAGGACGTGGTATGCAGCCGTTTCGTTCGGGTCGTAGCCGATGAACACCCGCAGGGTCTTCATGCGGCTTCCGCCAGTTGCCCGGTCAAGGCCAGCCAGTCCTTCAGTAGGCCCTCGCCGAACACCACAGGCTTCAGGCTGTACGTCTTGCAAAAGTCGACCATCATCGTGCAGGAAGTCACAAGATCAAGCGACGACTCGAAGAAGCGTCTGCCTTTCGCCGTCTGCACGTAGATGATCTCGCCAGGAGCGTGTACCGTTTCGTGCCAGCCTGCATGCTGTATCGACTCGGTGATGCTCTTCCGCTCGGGTTCGCCGTCGACCCATTCGTAGGCATGATCCATCCCGAACCAGTGTTGCGTGCGCCACCCGTCCAGGTACGCGAGCAAAGCAGCCTGCTGCCCGGCGTTGCCCCCTTTCGGGATCTCCGGATACTCGCTGTTGCCCGGCGTGTAGACATCTGGCATCTCGGCCGGCGCGAACACTGTCAGCCGGTAGTCGCGTAGCTTCTCGAGATACTCCGGCTGCACCCCGCTACACATCCGGTACTGCACGTCCGGGTGCGGCCGCTTGATGAACTTCGGCTTGTGGACTTGCCAATCGACGTCCGTGTGGTACGTCGGAACAATCCCTCGTTCGAGGAGGAAGTCATGCGCGCCTGATACGGTCCAGATATACTTGTAGCCGCGCAACCGTTCCCACGTCGTCTTCAAACTCGGGGAGTACCCGACAATGGCGATCGGCTCCGGCCTGTCGTGCCCGTGTCCGAGATTGATCGGCGGGTAGCCAACGTTCCGGTCTATGTTCGCCTGCACGATCTTGGCACGCTCAGCAATGCGTCGGCGGCGCTCTTCACCGTTCGCCTCCGCCCGGATACGTGTCACCGTGTGCGAGCCGCGCTTCACTTGTGGTTCGACGAGTAGGACGACTGAATCTTTCCCGTCCGGTGAGCGCTTATCCTCCGCCCTGACAACGAGAAAATACTCACCGAACTTCTCTTTCCACCAGGCCGGCGGCTGCTGGATCAAATGCGCATTGCGCCCATCCGCCAACACTTTCCGGGCCGGGTAGCAGGCGACGTTGAAGAAGCCGACCTTGCGCACGACGCGCTGCAGATCCTGCATGACGGCGTCGAGGCATTCCGGCTCGACATGCTCCATCACGTCGCAGCAGATCACGAGATCCGCCGGCTCCGACAGGGCGTCCTTGCCGGGGATGGCCGGATCGTATTCGCGAATCGGGAATGGCAGTGCCGCCGCCAAGGCGCCTTTCCCGCAACCGTAGTCGAGCACGTCTTCGGTCGATAGCTGGCGGCTGAGCGCGTAGGTCGCTGCCGCCGCCTGCGCCATAGCGCCGAACTGCGCCTCCCGCGCGTGCAGCTCGCGGTTCAGTTCCCTGTACCCCTCACTTATCGTCGTAGGCACGATCGAGTCCGAGGTATTTCACGATGTTCTCGGCGTACGCTTTCTCGCCGATGTGCTGCACACAAATCGTCGGGTCCACCCATACCGCGAACTCCTGCTCGCGGATGTCGGCGAAGAAGGCCATGTCCTCACCGCGGAAATACCCCTTGAACGTGTCGAGGCGGAACACATCCGCCATCTCCAGAGCGCCAAGCCGGTCAATGACCTTCGGCTTGGTGGCCGCGACTTTCTCGACCACTTCCCTCTTCATCACGCAAAACCCCAAGCCGAGGCCGTTCGCATGCAAGAGGCCGAACTTGTTCATGTCGAACTCGTTGCGTCGACTGAACGCCGTCGGCACGATCACTTCGTTCGACTTCATTGGGTACAGCGCCCCGACAACATCTACCTCCGCCGTGAGCGCAAGCAGGCGGAGAAAGTCTTCCGGCCGCCAGGCGATGTCACTATCAATCCAGAAGAGCCGGCTGTAGTCTGTTTTCAGGAAGCTGTCGACAACCCGGTTCCGGGCCATCGTCACCACCGAGCATCCAGTGATGAATTCCACTTCCAGTTTCACGCCGGCTTCGGCGCACTTGCTTACCGTCCGCACCAGGGACATGACAGTCCGGGCATTGATCGGGCCGTTTACAGGCATCCCGATCAGGACCGATTTGTCGACGATCGACAACTCGTACTGCGGCCGCTCCATCAGTTCGCTCCTGTGAAGGTACGGGGCGCTTTCGGCGCACCCCGAAAAGCCGTATTACGTCGCCGAGAACGGAGTCGCTTGGTTGCCGGACGAGAACACCACGCCCGAAACGAGGTAGTACCCCGTCTTGATATCCACGAACTCCAACTTCGAGCCGCGAACCGCGCCGCCCGAGGTGGTCGCGTTCATGGTCATCTTGTCGGAGGTCGCAGTGGCAGTGAAGAACTGCTCGTCGCCTGCAGAGTTCGCCGCGTTGAAAATCTGCACGGTGCCCGTCAGGTAGTCGGTCGCAGTTGCCAGATCCACGATCACCGAGTTGGTCTGCGTCGCCGCGTCGATGATGGTGTACCTGTTGCCCGTGCCGAGAGCCGCCGGCAAGGTAAGGGTGCAGGTCGTGCTGAACGCGGTATCGAGAACGATGATGCGCTCGCCGTGAGTCGCCGCCGTGACCGTGAGATCCTCGGTGACAACCCGCACAACCCGGGAAGAAGCGTCAGCAACCCGCTTCGTTTCGGCGCCGGCATCAGTCGCCGGCAGTTCGCTATCGGCAGTGAAGTCGAAAGCGTCGGGGGAAAGTCTGGACATGATGGGTTTCCTTTTATGTGAGGAGTGAGAGAGCCGCGGGCGGCAGCCTTATGGGCCGCCGCCTACGTCATCAGCTCAACTGTTACCCAGGCATCACCATCGCGATACCACCCTTGTCATACGCTTCGGCAACACCGAAGATCGTATCGGCGGTGAGCAGCGTCGCGAGATACCGCTGCTCGTACTGCGTTTGCACCCGCGGCCCGAGCACGTCGGCCAGAATCAGCGCGTCGCGGTGCGAGAGTAGAGCCACCTTCGCGGTCGTCGCCGAGGTCGGGGTCGGGCAGTTGTTGGTCACATGGACCGAAACCCCGTAGACGTCGCCCAACTTGCCGTTGCGGATGGTCTTGCCGTCGCCAACGAACGCCTGCTCGGTGAAGCGCGCGAGGCCCATCATCACGCGCCGTGCAACCGGCGGGATGGCGAGGAACCTGTCGTTCATCGGCAGATCGTTGTCGTCGAGGATCTGGATCACGCGCCGGATGCCGGCGTCGGTGATCGCGGTCGCGTTGGCGTTGCCGCCCGCGTCCACGAAAGCGGTCGTGCCGTCGCCGGCAATCACGCCTTTGTTCCAGGTCGAGTTGCCGTCGCCACCGTTGAGGGTGCGCGCCGCATTGAAGATCACCGTGTCTTTGATGACCGTCAGCGCGTAACCCGCGTCTTCGGTGTAGAACCGACGCATCGAAGCCAGCGACTGCACTTCGCCGATGTCTTCGATCAAGCGCGAGTATTCGTAGTGCGCGGTCAGGTTGATGACCACGCTCGCCGCGCCGGAGGCGGCTTGAATCGTGGTAACGACGGTGTCGACCGTCTTCGCCGACGCGCTACCGCGAGCCGGTTTCGGCAGGGTGACGCTGTCGCCACGCTTGCCTTTCACGTTGATCTTGCGAACCAGCGCCGCGAGCACGAGGCTCTTCTTGTGCGCTGCCATGATTTCGTCCATCCACAGATCGGGAATGAAGCCCGAGCTATTCAGGTCGGCCGGGATGACGTTGTCGTCGCCGTATGCCATGATGTGTTACTCCTTGATGAGTTGGAAAGAGAAAAGGAAGAGTCGACAGACGCGGTGTCGCCGGTCGCTTTCGCGGGCGAGCGTCAGAGGATTCGCTTTTCCCTTCAACGACGATCAAGGGGGCGGGCACTTCAGGAGTCGTCGGAGGAGTGCCGCCTTGCCCGACGAGGAAAACTAGATGGTGAGTCTGTTGCCTTTACTACAAGACCAGTATATCAGATTCCTAAAATCGCCCGTCGGGCGCCCTCCTGGGAGATCAGGCCGCCGTAGAGAGGGGCGGCCAGCTTTTCAGCGATCCAGTCGAGCGCCCGCGCCTGCTTGGCTCGGTTGACGTGGCGCGCGCAGTACGCGCGGTATTCCGCCCGGTGCGCGAGCAATTCCTCCTCGAGCCGAAAACCTGGGTCGACCAAATACCGATCCCACCACGGCTCCGGGCGATCACCCTGCCGCTCGCAATGCACCCGCTCGTGAGCCTGCAGCGCCGGCGTTGGCCTCCGGCCGCCCGGCGTGTAGATGCGGTTTCCGTAAGCGAACAGCACCCCCGGATGCGCGGCGCCCGGGAACAGGGCAACGATCGCCTCGTAGTTCGGCGGGCGGCCGTTGACTACCTCAAGGGGCATCAACGAACTCTGCCCTCGCGATAGGCCGCCTCAATCTCCGGCGCCATTTGCTCGTACCTGTCCTGGTCCGTCTCCATGAGCTTCAGGACGTCCGCCCGGCGGAATATTTTCTTAGACCCCGTAGGCGCCCCGCTGCCACCGGCCCCGCCACCCGAAGGCACACTCCCCGCCGCCAGCTCGCGCTTGCGCTTGGCCTGCTGGGAGAGGATGCGTCCGGCTTCCGCAGCCTTCGCGGCATTCGCCGCCTCTTCCGCCGCCGGATCAACCGTAGCCGCGGGCGCCGGAGCCTTCTTGCCGATGCCCTTGAGCGCCTTCCAGGTGCCGAAGACCTCGTCCCCGGCCTCGAAGTTGAAGTCACGGTGCGCCTGCATCAGCAGCCCTTGGCGTACGCGCGATGCGCCGACCCACTGGCGGAACTCCGGGTTAGCCATGATCTCCGCTGCGTCCGGGTGCGCGCCGTTGAAGCGCTCGGCCGCCTGCTCGGCCCGGCTGACCGCCTGGTCCTTGGCCGACTTACCCAGCGTCTCTTCGATCCGCTTGATGACCGGATGCGCGGCAATCGCCTTTGCGATCGCATCGCCTGGCGC